TAAACAACGACAGGACACAGTGTATCGCCAAGAAGAATTAAAAGAACAATTACTGGCAGGATTTTTAACGTTAGTAATGATCGCAATTGTTGTTGGCACAGCGTTATTTATAGTGAGCGGTTAAATGACACCAGCAGAAGAGGCATTAAAGCAAATTGAAATCCATCAAGCAGAATGTGAAATTCTTCGTAAGTCTATTGATGACCGTCTGGATCGCATTGAAAAGCGTCTTGATGATGGTGGTTTGCAGTTCAAAAGGCTTGAACGAATGATTCTTGCTAACAGCTTGTTAATTGTAGGTGTGCTTAAAGGTGCGGAATATTTGACATGACAACCTTTGATGATACAGACACTAACAAAAATGGCGTTATTGAGCGCGAGGAATGGCATAAGCTAGAACTCGAAGACAAGCGCCGTAAGATGGTTGATGAAGATGCCAAGCGTGATAGTCAGCGAAAAATGGTTTGGTTTGCTTTGTCAGGCATGGTGATGTATCCGGTTGCTGTTGTTACATGCTCTATTGCTGGATTTGATACTGCGGCACAGTTATTACACGACATTGCCAACATCTACTTGGTATCGGTTAGTGCGCTTGTAGGGGCATATTTTGGTTTCAATGCGTATGAGGCTAGAAAATGATTGAACAGCTAATTGCTCCTGTTACTGGTCTTTTAGATAAGTTTGTTGAAGACAAAGATCAAAAGGCTCGACTAGCCCACGAAATATCTACGATGGCTGAACGCCATGCACAAGAGTTAGCAAAAGCACAATTGGAAGTAAACAAGGTAGAAGCGGCACATAAGTCGCTTTTTGTTTCAGGGTGGAGACCTGCCGTTGGTTGGTGTTGTGTTCTTGGCATGTTCGGCAACTTTATTTTGATACCCCTAACTAACTTTGTTTTGGCTTTATCGGCAGTTGAAGTCACTATACCGCTGATTGACTTAGAGACCATGATGCCTGTATTGATGGGTATGTTGGGTTTAGGTGCAATGCGTTCTTATGAAAAAACTAAGGGCGTATCGAGGGAAAAGTAAATGGCTTTACGACCTAGAAAAGGAATGATGTCTGGCCCTAGCATGGTGCTACCGCCTGTTGACACTAAAACAACGGCAATGCCTGGCATGATGTATGCTGGTGGCACGCCTAACTTTGACGAGCGTACTGGCCAACCAACAGGAGTTACTAAGGGCGGCCCTACAAAGCAAGCGCCAATTAGGCAAGAAGAGCCTACGCCTGCGCCAGCACCAGAACCCGAAGCAGAAATGACCTTTACGTTTGTTGAAGGTAAAGAGCGCGGTGATGCGGCACAAAACTACCTGTACGGACAAGAAGGTGAAGTACAGCAGTTAACTGTAGACGAGTTACGTGATTACTTTGAAAGTGACAAGGTAAACAGACTACCTGAAGTATTCGGTACGTTTGATAACTACCTTGCTTACATGACTGAGCGTGAGCAACTTATTCAGTCGGGTGACTATGATGTAGGTAACTGGTCAGAAGCTGACACTGGATTTACGCAAGACCAAGAAATGCTTTTAGCAGGCGAAGACTTATTTATAGATCCTAGTGATCCTATGCAAGATCCTGCTCAACTTGAAAGAATTCAAACGCAAACTCAAGCGGCGGCCTATAACAACTGGATTAACTCTGAAGCTAACCAAGCTTTGCTACAAAAGTATGGTGTTGCACCTACTGTATACAGTGATTCTGGTGACAAGTTTGCATGGAACGGTTCTGCGTATGTAAAGGTTGTAGATGAAAAACATGCGCGTGCTGGTGATTATTTTAAAGCAGGAATAGGTTTGTTAATCGCAGTTTATGGTGCTCCTGCTTTGGCAAATGCTATTGCTCCCGGAGCCGCCGCAGGATCAACTTCTGCTGTTATTGCTAACGCTAGTGCTGGTGCAATTACTAGCGCGGCAAACCAGTTAATTATGACTGGCAGTGTTGATCTTGGAGATGTCCTTACGGCTGGAGCAATGGCTGGAGCACAAGAGTTTATTGGTTCTTTGTTTGAGTCTAATAACATGACTCCGGATGAAGTAAGGAATCAAGTTCAAAGCGAATACATTATAAAAGCCGATGAAGCTAGAGCCGCAGGTAATTTAGCTGATGCTAATTTTTATGAGCAAGTAGCTAACCAAGTAGGCAATGTTGATATTAGCGACATAACTGATCCTAGCTGGCAAAACGTTATTGTTAACTACGCACAACAAACGGCAGAAGCGGCAGAAGTAGTTAATCAAATTAATGAAAACCTAGATCAGGCTAGAGACACTGAAACTCCTGATGTCAATTCAGAGTTAGTAAATCAAATAATTGATAGCGTACAGCCAGAGCCTGACACGCAAATTGAAGAGCCTCGGCTTGATTTTGAGCCTCCTGTGCCAACACAAGAAGCGCCTGAACCAGATCTTCCTATTGATATATCTCCTCCAACACTTCCAGTACAAGAAGAAGAGGTTGATATTTTTGCTGACACAACAGCAGATCAAACTGGGTTTGAGCCAGAAGCAAGCGTTGTTGAAGATTTGTTTTCTGAATATTTACCTGAGCCAGTTCAAGGTCCACAAGGCGACCCCGGAAGAGACGGTATTGATGGGCGTGATGGGCGTGACGGCATAGATGGCAGAGACGGTATTGACGGCGCACCCGGAGAACGCGGAGAACAAGGCATCCAAGGCATACAAGGCGAACGTGGAGAGCAGGGTGAGCAAGGTATACAGGGTGAAAGAGGTGAACAAGGATTACCCGGTAGAGATGCTGACCCTGAAGCAATAAATAGACTTCAATCTGATTTAGAAAGCACCAGAACAGAGCTAGGCACATCTATTCTTGGTGTTCAACGAGAAGTTAGCGAGGTAGAACGCAGTCTTACTGAGGCTCTTGAGGCGGCAACTCTTGGTCAAGAAACGGCGCTTAGTGATGCTGAGGCTCGTTTGCTTGAGCAGCTTACCGGAGTTGAAGCTGACATTCTTCAGCAGATGGCAGAGTCTGATGCTGGCTTAGAAGCTGGTCTATTTGACCTAGGTACAAACATTAACCAAGTGCGTGCTGATCTTCAGTCTCAAATCCAAACAACGCAACAACAAACAGAGCAAAGTTTAGAACAAGCAACTGAAGAACGTCGTGGTCTTCAACAAGCAATTATTGCAGTAGGTGGTGATCTTAGTCGTCTTGATGAAAATACTCGTCAACAGTTTGCAGAGTTTGGTGGTACTGTTAATGACTTGTTTGCTGATGTTAATGTAGATATTGAAGCGTTACAGCAAGGCCAAATAAGTCAGGCAGAAGCTTTTGCGCAGTATCAAGAAAGTGCAGCAACTCAAGCAGAACAGGCAACTGAAGAGCGTCGTAATTTACAGCAAGCAATCATTGGCGCTCAAGGTGACATTGAAGCGTTAGATGCTAATACCCGCCAGCAATTTGAAGAGTTTGGTGGCACTGTTAACGAGTTGTTCTCTGATGTAAACGTTGACATTGAAGCATTACAGGCTGGTCAGATTAGCCAAGCAGAAGCACAGCAGGCTTTCCAACAAAGCACTGAAGAGCGATTTGGCGAAATCGGCGGACAGATCGGGGATCTAGGTACTCAGATTGGCGGCTTAGCATCAGACGTTAGTGGTATTGGTCGTGGTCTTGAGGGTCTTGGCGAGGGTGTTGCAGGTCTTGGTGCAGGTTTAGGTATGGGCTTGTTAGGTCTAGGACAGCAACAGCAACAGTTAGCTGCTCAGTTGGCTAAACCAGATCCTATACCGTTTGATCCGTTTTTAAAAGGTCTTAGCCCGTTTCAACCGTTAACACCTATAGCACTTACTCCACAAAAACAAACAAATGCTATGGACGAACTTAATAAATTTTTAGGTAGACAAAAGGGAATGCTCGTATGACATACCTTAACTTGGTTAACAACGTACTGCGTCGTCTTCGTGAAGAAGAAGTAACGTCTGTACAAGACAGTACTTATGCAAAGATGGTAGGTGATTTTGTTAATGACGCAAAGCGTATTGTAGAAGATGCTTGGGATTGGTCAGCACTTCGTACTACGTTAACAATCACAACTACTGACGACATTTTTAACTACGTACTTACTGGTAGTCAGAACAGAATCAAAGCACTCAATGTTATCAATGACACAGCTAATTTGTTTATGGAATACAAGACAGCTACGTTCTTTGATGAAGCTTACTTAATCTCAGACCCACGTAAGAGTGCGCCTACGTACTACACGTACAATGGTGTTGACAGCAACGGTGATACTCAGATTGACATTTACCCAACACCTGACAAAGCATACACAATTCGTTTTAACTGTGTTAAACGTGATGCTGACTTGTCTGCTGACAGTGATGAAACGTTAGTTCCTAGCATGCCTATTATTCACTTAGCTATTGCTTTGTTGGCTCGTGAGCGTGGTGAAACAGGTGGTACGTCTGCTCCTGAGTACTTTAACATTGCTAATCAGTACTTGTCTGACGCTATTGCACTAGACGCTCAAAAGCATCCAGAAGAAGTAGTCTTCTATACGCCGTGAGGTAGCTATGGCTCAACAATTACAAAGTATTAATCTTGTTGCACCAGCCTTCAAAGGAATCAATACAGAAGATTCCCCACTGGCTCAGGACCCTTCGTTTGCTGAAGTTGCGGACAACGCCGTAATTGACAAGCGAGGCCGTATTGCAGCACGTAAGGGTCATGACGTAGTAACCACTACTAAGACTGTTCTTGGCGCTGAGCCTTTACGTGCCATTAAAGAGTTTAGGGACGACGCTGGTAACACTACAGTTTTCTCTGTAGTTCACAATAACATCGTTAGCGGCACAACTACTTTAGTTGACGAAACGCCTGCGTCTTATAGTATTACTACAGACAACTGGAAAATGGTCAACTTTAATGACAAGATTTATTTTTTCCAGCGTGGCTATGAGCCTCTTGTTTACGACAATGCCGGTGGTTCAGTAATCAAGTTAAGTACCGTGTCCGGTGCCGCCGGAGTAGCCAGTACCATGTACGGCAACGAAGTTCTAGCGGCCTATGGTCGGCTCTGGACGGCTGACTTTAGCTCTAAC